GGGAAACTAAATACGAATTTTTAAATGTAATTGATAGAGCAAGTTATCAAATTAGAGCAAGAGGTGTTAATATTTATGGAGTTAATTCTTCAACAATAACACAAGATCATACTGTTATTGGTTTATCTGCTCCTCCACCAAATGTTGAAAATTTTTCATGTAATATTATTGGACTAGATGCTTTTTTAAGTTGGACAGCAGTTGATGTTTTAGATTTAAGTTATTATGAATTAAGATTTTCTAGTTCAACAACTGATGCTACATGGGTAAATTCTGTGCCTTTAGTTAAAAAAATTTCAAGACCTGGAACATCTATTGTAGTACCAGCAAGAACTGGTGCTTATTTAATTAAAGCAAGAGATAAATTAGGAAATCCTAGTGTTGATGCTACTGTTGTTTATGTTGCTGTTGATGTTATTGGTAATTATAATGCAGTAGCTTCTTCTACTCAAAATCCAAATTTTACAGGTACAAAAACAAATGTATATGTAGATGATGGTATTGAATCAGTACCAGCATTAGTATTAGATAGTACACAACTATTTGATTCAGCTTCTGGCAATTTTGATAGTGTATCAGGTAGAAATTTTGATAGTGGAACAGTAACTTCCTCTATTGCTCCATCAGGTACTTATGATTTTAATCAAGTAATTGATGTAGGTTCTAAAGTTAAAACAAATATTACTGCAAATATTTCACAAACCATTGTTGATAGAGATAATAATTTTGATTTAGCAACTGGAAATTTTGATTCAAGAATAGGAAACTTTGATGGAGATGCAGAAGCAAATTGTGCTTCAGAACTTCAAATAGCAATATCAGATGATAATTCTACTTTTACTGCATTTCAAACATTTGTAGTTGGAGATTATTTAGCTAGATATTATAAATTTAGATTATTAATGACCTCAGATAATGGAAGTGCCAGTCCTGTTGTTACAGCTTTATCAGTTACTCTTGATATGGAAGATAGAATTGAATCAGGAAATAATATAACTTCTGGAACTGGTACTAAATCAGTAACATATACACAGCAATATTTAACTGTTCCAGCTTTAGGTTTTGCAGTACAAAATATGGCTTCTGGAGATAATTATGTAATAACCAATAAGACAAATGCTGGATTCAATGTAGCCTTTACAAATTCAGGTGGTTCTGGAGTATCAAGAACCTTTGATTTTCTTGCTAAAGGATTTTAATTGCATTTAAAAAAGAACTATGATAACAAACTTACAAAAGGATTTTTAAAAAAATGGCTCAACACGATTATGTAATAGCGAATCAGGGGTTTCCCTCTTTTCGTTCAGACTTGAATAATGTTTTATCTGCTGTTATATCAAATAACAGTGGAACTTCTGCACCATCTGTAAAAACGGCAGGACAAATTTTTGCAGATACAAATACATCAGGAAAAATAATTTTTAAATTTTTTAATGGTACTGCTTTCGTTACAGTGTTTGAACTAGCCACAGGTTCTGCGGCGGCAACAATACCATCATCAGTATCAATAGATGGGGAAAGCGATCCAAACGCAATTCCTTTCGCAATAGCTTTAGGAGGATAATCAATGGCAAATAATTTTAAATCAACAGAAGTAACATTAAGTAATACAAACGAAACGACTATCATAAGTGCAACATCAAATAATCAAATTATAATCGGTTTAAATGCGTGTAATACAGGATCAGCATCTATAACTTTAGATGTAGATATAAATGATGGATCAACAGACTTTAAATTGTGTAAGGGTGTATCAATACCACCATCAAGTAAAGTAGAAATTTTAAGAGGTAAATATGTTTTAGCACAAGGTTATTTATTAAAAGCAACAACAAGTGCGGCAGGTGTTGATATAGTTGTTGGTTTATTAGTAGACGTATCATAGGAGATAAAAAATGGAAGAAGCAGAATATGTATTTTATGTTGGTCAAGCACCAGCTAAAGATAATGTAATTAATTATCATAAAAAAGATTTAACAAGAAATGTTTTAATACAAGCTGATGCTAATGCAGTATTTGCTGGTCCATTTTCTGTTTCTTCAACTTTAATAATAGAGTCAGGTGCAACAGTAGTGATAGTATAATGAGTAAAATAGAAGTAAATACAGTAGATGTTTCAAGTGGTTCAACTTTAACTTTAGGATCATCAGGTAAAACAATTACCATACCATCAGGTGCAACTATTTCTAATGCTGGAACTTCATCAGGATTTGGTGGGTCAGGAGCAGTAAGTTGGGAAACAACTCCAAAGACAGGAACTTTTACAGGAGCAACTGGTGTTGGTTATTTTGTTAATACAACTAGTGCAGTAGCTCAATTAAACTTACCTGCAGGTTCTGCAGGAAATATAATTGCAGTAGCAGATTATACAAGAACATTTGCAACAAAAAATTTAACTATTAATCCTAATGGTTCGGAAAAGATAGGTGGTGTAGCAGAAGATTTAATATTAAATGTAAATGGTCAATCAACTACTTTACTTTATGTTGATGGAACAGAGGGTTGGATAAATATTCAAAATGCAGAGGATACACAAACAGGATCACCACCTTTTATAGTAGCTACTGGTGGAACAATAACACAATCAGGAAATTGTAAAATACATACTTTTACAAGTCCAGGAAATTTTGCAGTTAACTCTGTAGCAGGAACTTCTGCAAATAACGAAATTTCATATATGATAGTAGCTGGAGGTGGATCAGCTGGACAAGGAGGTGGTGCATCTGGTGGTGGTGGAGGTGCTGGAGGATTTAAAGAAACAAAAAGTCCAGTAACACCTTACACAGCTAGTCCTTTAGATGGCTATGGAACTCCAGCAAATAGAGTTACAGTTTCAGCACAAACTTATCCAATAGCAATAGGTGCAGGCTCTGCAAGTCAACAGACTAGTGGTAGTAACTCAACAGGTTTAGGATTTACATCAGCAGGTGGTGGGAGAGGAGCTACAAATGTTCCTGGTTCATCAGCGGCATCTGCAGGTGGTTCAGGTGGTGGTGGTAATGGAGAAAATGATACAAGTGCAGGGGCAGGTAATACTCCCCCAACAACTCCTTCTCAAGGAACTGGTGGTGGAGCTGGTCGAAATACTACTGGGTGTAGAGCTGGTGGCGGTGGTGGAGGTGCTACAGTTGCAGGAACAGCAGGAGCTTCCCCTAAACAAGGTGGAGCAGGTGGAGCAGGTGCAACAACAAGTATTAATGCAAGTCCAACAGCTTTTGCTGGAGGTGGAGGTGGTTCTGGTCAAACTGGAAATGCTGGTGCTGGTGGTGCAGGTGGTGGTGGAGCCGCAGGTGGTTCTAATCCTAGTCCTGGTACTAATGGAACAGCAAACACTGGTGGTGGAGGTGGTGCGGCAAATAATAGTTCTGGTGGTGCTTTGGGTGGTTCAGGAATAGTGGTAATAAGATACAAGTTTCAATAGGATAAAAATTTATGAGTACAATAAAAGTAAATACAATTACAAAAAGAACAGGAAGCACTCTTACTCTTGGAGAATCTGGAACAACAGTAGCCATAGCATCTGGAGCAACAACAAGTGGCATGGGTCGTACAGGAACTGTTAATTGGATCACAACTCCTAAAACATCAACCTTTACTGCTGTATCAGGCGAGGGATATTTCTGTAATACTGCTGGAGGAACTTTTGAAGTAGATTTACCAGCAGGTTCAGCAGGTGCAATAGTTTCAGTACAAGATTATAATAATACATTTGATTCAAAGGCTTTAACAGTAGATCCAAATGGAACAGAAAAAATTAATGGTGGTGCGGCAGGTGGTTTTATTAGTTTATCAACTGAAGGTTTAGGATTAACTTTTGTTTATATAGATGCTACAGTTGGTTGGAGATCAATTCAAAGTAATGAATATTCAACATCAGGTTCTAACCCAACTTTCGTTCAAGCATCAGGTGGTAATGCAACAGTTACTTGTGGAAATTTTAAAACTCACATTTTTACAGGACCAGGAACATTTGCTGTTTCAGCAGTAGGTAGTCCTGATGGTTCAAATTCAATAGATTATTTAGTAGTAGCTGGTGGAGGCGGAGGTGGAACAGTATCAGGTGGAACTGGAGGTGGAGCAGGTGGTTTTAGAGTTTCTAATAGTTATTCAATACCAGCACCTACTATGTCACCTTTATCAAATCCAACAGGCTTACCTGTATCAGCACAAAGTTACTCAATTGCAGTTGGAGCAGGTGGTGCTGGTGGAGCATTACCAAGTAATGATGGAGTTAATGGAAGTGTTTCAAGTTTTTCATCAATATCTTCTGCTGGTGGTGGAAAAGGTAGGGGACCTGGAAATGGAACTGGTTATGCTGGAGGTTCAGGTAGTGGTGGAAAAGGTGCACCTCCTGGTGGTCCAACAAGTAATGGTTTTGCAGGTGGAGCTGGAAATACACCTCCAGTAAGTCCTTCTCAAGGAAATAATGGTGGTAAAGGTTTTGATGGTTTTTCTCAATCTACAAATGGCGGTGGAGGCGGTGGTGCAGGAGCAGGTGGTTCAAATGCAGGTAGTTCTACTGGAGGAGCAGGAGGAGCAGGAAGTTTTATATCAAATGGTTTTATAAATCCAACAGCTCCAAGTTATGGAACTCCAGGACCAGTAGGTTCAACAAGATTTTTTGCAGGTGGGGGCGGAGGAACTACTTGTGGGGGTCCTGGTGGTCAACCTGTAACATCTGGAGCAGGAGGTGCAGGTGGTGGAGGAGCAGGAGCCGTCGCTAACAGTTCAACTGGTGTTTCAGGAACAGCTAATACTGGCGGAAGTGGTGGAGGTGGAATAGGAAATCCAGCGTCACCAGCAGGTGCAGGTGGTTCTGGTATAGTAATGATAAGGTATAAATTTCAATAGGTTTTAAATTATGACAAGTACAATTAAAGTAGATAATATTCAAAAAGTTTCAGACGCATCTAACATTATTAAAAAATGTGGATCAACAATTACAATAGGTTCTTCTGGACAGACTGTTGCTATTGCTAGTGGTGCAACAACATCAGGTATGGGAAGAACTGGTACTGTTAATTGGGTAACAACAGTTAAAACAGCTAATTTTACTGCTGTTAATGGAGAGGGTTATTTTTGTAATACAGCAGGTGGTGCTTTTACTTTAACATTGCCAAGCTCTCCAAGTGCTGGAAATATCATAGGTATAAAAGATTATAATAATAATTTTGGAACAGCAAATTTAACAATAGGTAGAGGTGGTTCTCCTATTGGTGGAGGAAATAGTGTTGATGTAGTAATATCAACAAGTGGTGCATCAATTTTATTAGTATATATAGATTCAACAGAAGGTTGGGTAGCAACAAATGATGACAGTTCATCATTAACAGGCGACTCTTTTATTGTAGCAAGTGGTGGAACAGTAACAACAAGTGGTTCTGATAAAATACATACATTTAGCTCACCTGGAACTTTCACAGTAAATAGTGTTGCTGGAAGTGCAAGTAATAATTTAATTTCATATATGATAGTTGCCGCAGGTGCAGGTGGCGGTGGAGGTGCTGGTTCTGGTTTTTGTGCAGGCGGTGGTGGAGCAGGTGGATTTAGAGAAGTTAAAAGTCCAGCTACATCTTATACAGCTAGTCCTTTAAATGGATTTGGAACTCCAGCAAATAGAATTACAGTTTCCGCACAAGGTTATCCAATTACAATAGGAGCAGGTGGTGCAGGTAAACCAGGAACAACAAATGCAACACCAGCAGGTGGTGATGGCGGTACTTCAACAGGTTTTGGTTTGACTTCTGCAGGAGGAGGTGGAGGAGGTTCAAGAAACACTCCATCAGGTGGAGTACACGAAGCTAGAGATGGTGGTTCAGGCGGTGGTGCAGGTCAAGCAGATAGTGTTCCACAATCTAATACATTTGGAACAGGTAATAGTCCCCCATTAACACCATCACAAGGTAATAATGGAGGTCGTTCAGCATTTCCACAAGGAAGTCCAGGAGATTCAGGAACTGGTGGTGGTGGTGGAGCAACTGCGGTAGGAGGAAATTCCACTCCAGGTTCAAGTAATGTTGGAGGTAATGGAGGTGCAGGAGCAACTACTGTAATCAATGGTTCTTCAACAGCTTTTGCTGGCGGTGGAGGTGGTTCAGGTGTTACTCCAGCAGGTGCATTAGGTGGTGCAGGTGGTGGAGGAAAAGGTTCTAATCAAGGTCACGCAACCGAATCTGGTACAGCAAATACTGGTGGTGGTGGTGGTGGCGGTAGTGGTAATGGTTGTCGTTCTGGTGGAAATGGTGGATCAGGAATTGTAATAATAAGATATAAAGCTAGTTAGATTAAATTGACAATAAATTAAAAATAAGATAAGGAGAAGATAATATGGCACATTTTGCAAAAATAGGAATGAATAGTAAAGTTATCCAAGTAACAACTATGGATAATGAAGTTATGAAAGATTCTGATGGTAATGAAGTAGAAGCTAATGGACAACAATGGTTAGAAACACATAACAACTGGCCTGCTCAAATGTGGATTCAAACCTCATACCATACAGTAGGTAATACTCATTCATCAGGCGATAATACAAAAGCATTTAGAGGAAACTACGCAGGTATAGGTTATACTTGGGACGAAGAAAATAATATTTTTTGGTCTAAAAAACCTCATGCTAGTTGGGTAAAAGATATTACAACAGCAAATTGGAAATCTCCAATAGGAGATGCACCTAATTTAACTGCAACTAAAACTTCTCAAAATGAAGCTAAAACTCATAAATGGGTTTATAGTTGGAATGAAGAAACAACAGCTTGGGATTTGACAGACGAATTAGCATAGTATAGAAAGTTTAATGTATGGTGGACATTAAGAAAAAATTATTATCACAAATAGATTTATATTCAGGACAAATTTCAATGCCAAAAGGTTTTGAAATTGATAAAGAAACTTTACAAACAAATATAATTAAACATCAAATACAAGATTGTGAATTTCCTTTTTCAAAGGAATTGGATAAACTAAATACATATTTAAGAGAACATATTGCATTAGAATATGGTTTTACTTTAATTAATAAATTTACTACTGGATATATGTTTAAACCAAATGAAACATCTTATCCTGAATTAGATTTAGATTTAGTAGATTTAAGAAACTCTCCAGATTACACAATGTTGTATGGAGTAAATGTAAATAATTGTTCAGTAAGAATATATTATGATGATAATAGAAGAAAAGGTAGAAGCTGGGATATAAAATTAAATAATAATGATTTTATAATGTTTCCTAGTACACAACAATATTTTATAACCAATAATCAAAAAGATAATTTGAATTTAATTTTAAAAATTACTTATGAATATATCTAATCATTATTGGTATTTTAAATCAGCATTAACACCTAAATTCTGTGATGATGTAATAGCTTATGCTAACTCACAAAAAGAAGTAATGGCTAGAACAGGTGATTATGGAGATAAAAAACTAAATAAAGATCAAGTTTTAGATTTAAAGAAAAAAAGAAACTCTGATTTAGTTTGGTTAAATGATCTTTGGATTTATAAAGAACTACACCCATTTGTTCATGAGGCAAATCATAAAGCTGGTTGGGATTTTCAATGGGAAAGAAGTGAATCTTGTCAATTTACAAAATACAAACACAATCAATATTATGATTGGCATTGTGATGGTTGGGATAAACCTTATGATCGTAAGGATAAAAATGATCCTAATAATGGCAAAATAAGAAAATTATCAATGACTTGTCAATTAACAGATGGATCAGAATATAAAGGTGGAGAATTAGAGTTTGATTTTAGAAACTATGATCCTCACATGAGAGATGAATCAAAACATAAAATACAATGCAAAGAAATATTACCAAAAGGTTCTATTATTGTATTTCCTAGTTTTGTATGGCATAGAGTAAAACCAGTAACATCAGGAACTAGATATAGTCTTGTTGTTTGGCATTTAGGAAACAAATTTATTTAATATGTTTATTAATAATTATTTTAATACAACTATATGGTCAGAAGAAAAACCAGAGTTTGTAAGGTCATTAACAAAAGCTAGTAATAAATATATTAAGGAAGCAAGAAGTTTTCCTGAAGCTAAAAAACATATAAAAGAATTTGGAGATTTTGGTAGAAGTTATCATTCAACACCATTAACAAAAGATAATGATTTTTTAGATTTTAGAAATTATATTGGTCAAAAGTCTTGGGAATATTTAGATCATCAAGGTTTTGATATGGCACAATATAAAACTATGTTTAGTGAAATGTGGGTACAAGAGTTTGCTAAAAAAGGAGGTGGACATCATTCAGCTCATGTTCATTGGAATCAGCATGTATCAGGTTTTTATTTTTTAAAGTGTAGTGATAAAACTTCTATGCCAGTATTTCATGAACCAAGAACTGGTGCAAGAGCAACAAAATTAAAAATGAAAGATACAAAAGGTATATGGGGTGGATCAGAACTAATACATTTTAATCCTACTCCTGGAACTTTAATTATATTTCCAGGTTTTTTAGAACATGAATTTAGTGTAGATTTTGGTATAGAACCATTTAGATTTATACATTGGAATTTAACAGCTATACCAAAAGAAATGGCAATAGATGTCGTTTAAAAAAAATAAATATACAATAATAAGAAAAGCTATTGATAAAGATTTAGCATTATTTTTATATAATTATTTTTTAATGAAAAGACAAGTTTATGACACTTGTTTATCAGAAAGATATTTTAGTCCTTTTGAAACTTCTTTTGGTAATTATGAGGAGGCGAATGGACAGATTCCAAATACTTACAGTCATTATTCAGATGTTGCTATGGAAACTTTAATGTTAAAATGCCAACCAGCAATGGAAAAAGCAACAGAATTAAAACTATATCCAGCTTATACTTATGCTAGAATATATAAGAAAGGCGATGTATTAGAAAGACATAAAGATAGATTTAGTTGTGAAATATCAACTACTATGAATCTTGGTGGAGATAAGTGGTCAATTTATTTAGAACCATCAGGACAGTCAGGTAAAAATGGAATTAAAGTAGATTTATCTCCAGGAGATATGTTGGTTTATAGTGGTTGTGAACTTGAACATTGGAGAAAAAAATTTAAAGGAAAAATTTCAGCACAAGTATTTTTACATTATAATAATACAAAAACAAAATTTGCTAAAGAAAATATGTTTGACAAAAGAAAGCATTTAGGACTTCCAAACTGGTTTAATAAATAATCAGTTTTGAAAGAGGAGGGTCAGGTTCTCCACCACAGTAATCTGGCTCTCCTTTAAAATTATGAAAAAAAAAATTAAAGTATTAATTTGCATTCCAAGTTTTGATACAAAAATACATTTAGAAACAATATCATCAATTATATCAACAAGAGATATACTTATACAAAATGGCATAAGTGTTGGTATGATGTGGGTAAGAGATAGTTTAATTACAAGAGGAAGAAATAAGTTAGTTACAGAATTTTTAAAAGGAGACTATACTCATTTATTTTTTATAGATGCAGATATAAGTTTTGCTCCTGATGATTTTATAAGAGTTCTTTTATTTAATAAGCAAATAGTATCTGCACCATATCCAATAAAAAAAGATGGTAAAATAGAAGATGGTGATGCAGGTATGGGTTGGTGTGTTAATTTTCCTTTAGGTAAATATGACTTTAAAGATAATCAAGATGGCTTTAAAATTTGTGATTATGTTGGTACTGGTTTTATGTGTATCAAAAAAGAAGTGTTTGAAACTATATTAAAAAAATACCCACAAATTACTTATAAATCAGATGTAACTGTTAATATAAATAATAAAAAAGAAAGTCATAAAGGAAATACTGAATATGCTTTTTTTGATTGTGGAATACAAGGTCAAGGTATTTTAGAAGATAAAGATAATACTAAAAGATATTTATCAGAAGATTTCTATTTTTGTGCTTTATGGCAACAATGTGGTGGAGAAATATGGACAGATATAACTAGTGAATTAAAACATATTGGTATAAAGACTTATGAAAGAAAACCATTAGCTAAAAGGTCTTATGAAAAAGAAAAAAGGTAATAGTATTGTTTGGCACATTTATCATACTATTCTAGCAATAGAACTAGCTTTAGTTGTTGCTATTGAATTTACAGAACTTATGTTACAATTATAATATGGATTCTTTTTTACCAATACATCTAGCTAAAACAAAAGAAGAATTAGTAGAAATAATATTAAAACAAAATTTAGAAAATCAAAAATTAAATAATCTTAATAAATTTATAAAAGGCAAATTAGACGAATCATTAAAAGGAAATATTACTATTGATCCGATAGTTAATAGGATCATTAAAAAACATTTAGATAGACATAAAGAGGGAATGTTGAATTTTGGCAAAACCATGAGTGATAATTCAAAGCCATTTATACA